CGCATATCTATTATGTCAACTACAGTTTCCACAGTACCACGCCGATGAGGTACGGCCAGATCAGGCATAAAGCTACGATGCCAACCCATTCCCAGGCTGAGTATTTTTGGTCGCCGCGTACGATGCCGGATGAGATCCAGCCCAGGATCAGGCTGCCGATCATTAGGTAGAGGGTTAGCATGGCTTTACCTTTAGGCAGAGGGATTTGATGGCTTCTCGGCACTCATGATTTGCCGTGTTATAACCGAGGGCGTTGGTTCTGGCCCAGCAGTCTCGATCAGGAACATTACGCAGCTCTGGCAACTCCACCTCAATGGCTGCGCGGGAGGCTTGCCAGGCGCTCCAGGCAAGGTCGGTTCGCTCGTAGGCATACGTAGTCGCAACGCCATCTTTCTTGAGCTGCATGCACTGACTGCGCGCCCATTCTTCGAATTGCTGTTGCATAATTATTTTCTCAGTGCTCATTTTTGTTGCTCCTGTCGTTGAAATTCAGTCATTGCTTTCTGACCTGCCAGCCATGCTTGCCAGGCCTTCTCGGTTCCGACAAAGCTATACGGCGCATGCTTACTGCTGCTGTCCCGATGGAAACGCATCGACCACATTGGAATGTCAGCCTGGTACCACGCTTCGAACGCCTTGCGGGTTTCTTCTTTGGTCATAACCACATCTCCAATCTCTGCACGGCCAGCGCCAATCGCTCGCCATCTTCTCGACTCAACCGCTCGCCGCGCTCAAGCATCGACCTGGCAGCCTCCCAGATCAGCCACTCGTGACGAATATCTTTGTTCTCTTTGTGCTCCTGCTCATGCCTGGTGATGCGATTTTCGGTCCAAACGAACGTTTCACCGTCGATAAATGAGCCAAAAACGCCACATTTCTGCATTTTCATCAAAAAACCATTACGCAGCTCATCGATCCGGAACTTCCGAAACTTGAGGTCTTCGGCGGTTATCGGAACCTTGATCCCGTACTGGGCGCGAATGGCTTCTTCGAATGTCATGCGATGGCTACCTTCCCGGCTGCGTTGAGGATCAGTTGACCGCTGAGCAGCATTGAGTCAATGCGTGCGCTCGCCATCTTGAACGATGCTGGCATTGCCTTGAATGGCTTCCGGTTCTTCGCCTGAAGCGCTGCCGCACGTTTCTCCATTGGCGCCCTGGTTAGCACCTCAATAACAGTTTCCTCTTCGGCCTGGGTGCCTGACTCGCCCGCACTGTTGAGAATGCCTTTGATGTGATCAGCCAAGCCCAACACCAGATCAATCGATTCCTCAATGATCCACGTAGGAATTATCTCGGATACCTTGCAGTCGTTCGACAGGCACTCAATCACGTAAATGTTTCCGGCGATCTTCATAACGTGCGTTTCGATCTTTGCCAGCCAGCCCATCATCACCATTTCGCCAGCCATCTTCAGATCGTACAGGTACGACTCCGTTGAGTTCTTGGCCTCACGCAGGATCCGATAGCCTTCGTCTGATGCCCTGATGCGGATCAGGTTTTCCGGATCCATGATCACCCTGGCGTCATCGTCAGCCGCGTATTGCCTCAGCACGCTATCCGAGTACATGTCGACGCAGGCCGCGCACGCACGCTCAAACGATTCCTTTTCGCTGCGCGTCGGGAAATGCCCCTCGTTGCGACGGAAACCGATCGGGTCGGGCTCTGCCAGGTAGATGAAGCGCTCGGCCATCCCAGAGCCGCCAGAAGCCGCCAGGACGCGTTTGCTGCTGCCAGGCTGAGCGATGATCACCACGCAGCCCTGAACCATGCCAGTAAACGCCTTGCGGCCTGCACGCATGCCGGACACGTACTCGCTGGCGTAACCCTTCAGGATCAGCTCGTTGGTACTGGAGAACGAGCCTGACTCAGGGAACAGCGATTGCAGACCGGATTGCTCGGCGCTGGACACAACAAACCGACCTTCTGAGCATCCAGAAAGGAAGCCGTCAATCGATGCCGACGTACCATCTGAGGTCTCGCTGAACGTGCGCTTGATGTGCTGCTCAGCCGGTATGTCCTTTTCCTTTAGTTCACGGTTAATCCCGCCGACCTTCTTGTTGTGCTGCGCAACACCAAGGCGATAAGGCTTCATGCCGACATCGAGCAAGTAGCTCTTCATCATGGCTGGAGGCTGTTCAATGATCGTGTACATCCCCAGCGACACGCATGAATCCGTCGAGTACTGAGTGGCAAACGCCGTGGACACCGAGCAACTTGCAGACGCCAGCAACGCAAAGAACGAACTCACTTCTGGGAATTCAATCTTGTTATGCACGACACGCGCCAACTTGCCGACAGTCGTGTTTGCTATGCGGTCACTCAGCTCAAGCAGTGTCGGAACAAACTCTGCGTCATCAACAACTTCCTTTTTCACGCGTGGCTTATATTCGCGGCGCGGCTTAACGTCGACAGGAACAGGAATATCTTTTGTCGGCGCAACTTCAATAACGCCAATATCAAACGATGATATTGAAAAGTCGTCGTCGTCCGGCATCACTGTCGAATACAACTCGACAGGAGGCAAATCTATTTTTGGCGGATTGCTGATATCGATATCCATTATTCGATCCGCCAAATGCGATAGCCATCACCCTCTTTGCGGCGCGTCATACGAAAGCCGTTTTGATGCCATTTTGCGAAGGAGTACGCCGCGCTCGCGCAGCATTCGACCTCAGCAAGCGAATCAAAATACCGGCTGCCACCAATCGGCCAGTCCTCAAATCGGTAGCGGTTCACCTTCGGAATTGGAACGCCTTCTTGTAAATCCATAGCAAATCTCTCCGGAGTCTTATGTTTCTTACGCAAACCGGATTATGAGCACACAAGATGCGCAAGTCAAACTCTTTGTTCCCTTAGAGCCCTTAGAGCCCTCTAGACTCTTTGCTCTCTTTGTGGCCCCCCTGTGCCCGTAAAAAGAGCACAGGTCTAGACCACGGAATACGTGGCCTGTAGCCATTCTGTGCTCTTGTGCTCCTTTTTTTAAAAAAACACCCTTTTTCTATATGAATGATTTCCATTACCAATAACTACCCACTTTTTTGGATTTCCAAATGCGCGAATGACGGGCACAGGAGCACAATTTTATAGAAATCGCCTGGAAGCCACGTAATACATGGCCTGGAGCTGTGCTCTTTGGACGGGCACAGCAAGAGCACAGCCGAGCACAGCAATTCCTTACCCGGAAGTCAGGTTTTGGATTGGCGTCCGAAATCTATTTCTGAATAGGTGTTGACATGAATCCGTTTGTGGGCGATTATGGATTCGTGGTGAATGAGCAGGTCGATGCCCATCCGTAGCGAGAGCGTCAAACGGTGAAGAATTGGCGACAACGGATTCACAAAGCCGGAGATCGACACCGGCCACCACAAGTTAGGTCATGACGACGACCGGCAAGCAATTGAACGAGTGCGGTCATGAATTGAATACGGACGTGGAACTCGTCGCCGGAGACGTAAACGGCACAAACTTTAAACGCTCTTTAAATATGAAGTTGTTATTCGCATGGTCACCAAAGCATTTGGGTGATGCTTGCAAAAGGGGTTGCGGAGATATTCTAGACAAGGCCGCAATGAGATATGCGATCGGTATAGCCGGTGAACGGAGTTTCGAGTACTACGGGGTGACCAGCCGAATAACAATTACCGCCCAAACAAAGAAAGGCTAATAATCCGAACCGGATAACGGATGAATTTAATGATGGTTCAATTCCACTCTTTGGGCTGCATATAACCAACGCCACCGCTACACCGTCAGCACATCGGTAAAACCTGCAAAGTCTGCTTTGACTCCGGATCTCTAACGGATAGCGCAATGCAGGAAATGTGTTAGCCAGGGTTTGCTGTGCCCATTTCGTCAGTTGTCGCGCTGATGGCGAAAGAGCGATAGACTTGAGATGCGTGATTTAGGACGCCAGCCCGCAGATGCGGAAATCGTCTTTATCGGAAAGCATCATGTGTCGCCGCTCCCCCGTTAACTCGGACCATTTTGAGATGAACGGCATGATGCTTTACCGATGCAGATGAATGCCCAGGCTGATGGGCGCGAACCCCGTGAAAGGGCGCAGTATTTCCACCGGAAATCATGCAACCGGTATGCCGGAGATCAGCACCGGCCATCTGCATCAACCATCATCGACAATGCCAGCGCAGGACCTGAAATCCTGTTAGCTTGTGGTGTGGCGCTCGGTGCCAGTAACCGACGGCGCGGGATGCGTCGATAAATCAGTCCCATTAGCCCGCACTTAAAGCCTGCGGGCTTTTTCATTTCCTGGGTCGTGATATAGTCACCGCACTAGCAACTATTTCGGACAGGCGAAATACCATGACCAAGACATTTTTCAAGAAGGTTGGAATATTCAGTGTCTGCAAATGCGGGTCTGTAATCAGGCTCGACATCGGCAAGCGTATGGTTTTTCTCAAGGTGGGCGGATGCTTATACTTGTTTGAACGACTTGTATTGAAGGCCTGGTGATGACTGAATTCAGCAAAGAGCTGTTCGATGAGATATGCGGACACCTAGCTACGGGCGAGTCTCTGCGCACTGTTTGCAAGCGTGAGGGCATGCCGGTTAAGGCTTCAGTGTTTCGCTGGCTGAACGCAAATCCTGACCTGAGAGACCAATACGCGAGAGCCAAGGCCGATGGATGCAATGCTTTGGCCGAGGAAATGTTTGACATTGCTGATGAGTTGCCGCCACTGAAAGACGATGGCGCCATTGACCAAGGCCACAACACCTGGGCAAAGAATCGAGTCGACGTGCGCAAGTGGTATCTGTCGAAGATCGCCCCGAAGATCTATGGCGACCGCGTAGACCACACCAGCAGCGATGGCAGTATGTCGCCCAAGCCTACGACTATCGAGTTGGTGGCGCCTGATGTCGACGGTCAAGCTTGAGCTACCTCCAAAACTAATCCCTGTCTTCACCGGCCCCGCTCGCTACCGTGGCGCCCACGGAGGCCGAGGATCAGGCAAGACGCGCACCTTCGCCATGATGACCGCTGTGCGCGCTTATATGTTCGCCGAGGCTGGCATCTCTGGCTCCATCCTCTGCGCTCGCGAGTACATGAACAGCCTTGAGGATTCATCCCTTGAGGAAGTCAAGCAGGCCATCCGGTCAGTGCCATGGCTTAATGATTATTTCGACATCGGCGAGAAGTACGTTCGGACCAAGAACCGCAGAGTCCACTACGTCTTCGCTGGCATGCGTCATAACCTCGACTCGCTCAAGGGCAAGGCTCGCATCCTGATCGCCTGGGTGGACGAGGCTGAGACGGTCTCAGAGGTGGCCTGGTCAAAGCTCAACCCTACCGTTCGCGCCGATGACTCTGAAATCTGGGTGACGTGGAACCCTGAGCTGGATGGCAGCCCTACCGATGGCCGCTTCCGCAAGTTTCTGTCTGAGCACGCCAAGGTTGTCGAGCTGAACTACACGGATAACCCATGGTTCCCTGAAGTGCTTGACCTTGAGCGCAAAGACGACTGGGATCGCCTCGATCCGCAAACCTACGCCTGGATCTGGGATGGTGCTTATCGCGAAAACTCCGATGCCCAGGTGTTCGCCAACAAGTACCGTATCTCTGAATTTGAACCGTCGAGCAAATGGCATGGTCCGTATAAGGGTCTCGACTTCGGTTTCGCCCAAGACCCGACAGCCGCTGTTGTGTGCTGGATCGACGAAACCAAAGAGCGCCTGTACATCGAGTATGAGGCTGGCAAGGTTGGCCTGGAGCTGGATGATACCGCCGCCTATATCGAAGAACGCATACCAGACTTCGGTCGCGGCGTGATCCGTGGTGATAGCGCCCGCCCTGAGTCGATCAGCTATCTCAAGCGCCATGGTCAGCCAATGATTGAAGGCGTTATCAAGTGGCCTGGCTCTGTCGAGGACGGTATCAGTCACATGCGCAGCTACAAGGAGATCGTGATTCACGCCCGATGCAAAGAGGTCATCAAAGAATTCCGCATGTACAGCTACAAGGTCGACCGACTGTCCGGCGAGATCCGCGCCGACGTGGTGGATAAGTGGAACCACTATATCGATGCCATCCGTTACGCGCTTGGCCCGATGATCCAGGGCAAAGGCAAACTGAAGATCAGCAAGGAAGCACTCGCCAAAGCCGCGATGCGCCGATAGACTCTCACTAACCAAACCTGGCAGGAGAATTGCAATGGCTGATAAAGAACCCGTGAAAGTCGTCGAAGAGTCGGATGGCGTCAAGAATCTGCTGGCAGTCATTGCTGCTCTGGGTGATTCGCTGAATGCCGCTGATCGCGCCAAGTACGACGAGTTGCTGGCCCGCGCTCGCGCAAGTGATGCAGCCAATGACTAAGCGCGACAAAGAAAAGCCAGCCAAGAAGGCTAAGCCAAAGATCAAGGCCAAGCCACTTCCGGTTGCAAGTACTGCGCCAGCAAAGCCAACCGCCGCTGATCGCTCGCGCAACTTGGCCGTCGCCCGCTCCAAGGCTGCCGAAAAGCCAGTGACCCAGCGCTTTGCGATCAAGCCACCTGACCTGATGCCTGGTGTGGTTCCTCCTGGCAAGACCTCGGCCATCGCAATGGACTACGCGCCTGGCGTGTACGACTTCGCGTCTCTGTCACTGGGTGCTGACTTCCAGGGATTCCCTGGTTACCCCTACCTTGCGAACCTTGCGACCCGTGCCGAGTATCGGGCATTCGCGTCGACCATGGCTTCCGAGCTGTTCCGCGAAGGTATTAAGTTCTCCAGCAAGGCTGTGGACGCAAAGGGTTCTGCCGAGGACAATCCAAAGATCGCCGAACTCGAAAAGGCCGTCAAAGAATTCAACCTGTTAGGCGTATTCCAGACCGCCGCCGCTCAAGAGTGTTTCTTTGGTCGCGGCCAGATCAGTATCAACATCAAGGGCGCCAATGATGCCCTGCCACTGATCATCGCGCCTCAGACCATCAAGCAAGGCAAGTTGACCAGCTTCACCGCCATTGAGGCCATGTGGACTACGCCGAACGCCTACAACGCGATTGACCCAACGGCGACCGACTTCTACAAACCGCGCAGCTGGTTCCTGCTGGGCAAAGAGGTTCATGCGTCGCGCCTGCTGACCATCATCACGCGCCCGCTCCCTGACATGCTAAAGCCTGCCTACAACTTCAGTGGCATGTCGTTAAGCCAGCTGGCTGAGCCGTATGTGAATAATTGGCTGCGTACTCGCCAGGCTGTGTCGGACCTGATCAACAACTTCTCGATCACCGCGCTCAAGACCAACATGGCGCAGATGCTTCAGGGTGAGTGCGACGGTTCCGATATCCTGGCTCGCGCTGACTTCTTCACGCTGACTCGTTCAAACCGTGGTCTTATGCTGCTGGACAACGACGGTGAAGAACTGGTCCAGCTCAACACCCCGCTTTCCGGTTTGCATGAACTCCAGGCCCAGGCTCAGGAGCACCAGTGCTCGGTCACGCGCATTCCAGCTATGATCCTGACTGGCATCAGTCCTACCGGCATGAACGCCTCCAGTGAGGGTGAGATTCGCTCGTTCTACGACTGGCTCAGCTCGCAACAGGAGTCGTTCTGGTATCACCCGCTGGAGATCTGCATTCAGATTCTCCAGTTGCATCTGTGGGGCGAGATCGACGAGACTATCACGTTTGAGTTCAATCCGTTGTGGCAAGTAAGTGCGCTGGATGCGGCAAATATCCGGGTAGCCAACGCCAATGCCGACGCCGTATATCTGGATCGCTCGGTGGTCAGCGCCGAAGAAACTCGTGAGCGCCTAGCTGCTGATCCGGATAGTGGTTATGCGGGCATTGATGTTGAGGATTTGCCGGAGGTTTCAGATGATGATGTTGATGCCAGCTTTGGTGGCGCGGCATCTCCTGGCAGTGGCGAAGAGTCGGATATTGATTACGATACGCCTGAGACTGGGCGCACCGATGAACGCGACACTAAGGCCAAGACCCGCACGCGCACAACTCGGCATGAAGAGTGATGGCAACAACGAAGCGTAAAACCGCCCGCGCAGTCACGCCAAATCTCGGCGTCGAACGAGCCTACAAGCGCGCCATGGAAAAGCTGATTGATGAGATGTCGAACAGCTTTGAGTACTGGCTAGCAGCTGCGTATAAGGCCAATCCGCCGCGCATGGAAGTGGCGATGGATGCGCTGCCCTCTGCCGAGTTAAGCAAGAAGATTCGCGGCCTGGGCAAGCGCTGGATCAAGAAGTTTGATGAGATGGCTGCTGCTATTGCGCAGAAGTTCACCGAGTCAGGCCGCAAGGCTACCGACAGCTCGTTTCAGCAGGCCCTCAAGGATGCAGGGTTTGCCGTCGAGTTCAAGGTTACGCCGGTTATGCGGGATGCGATGAATGCGACGATTGCCGAGAATGTGTCGCTGATTAAGTCGATTCCGCGTCAGTATTCCATGGAGGTCGAGGGTATTGTGATGCGTGGCTTCACCCAGGGTCGCGACCTGAAGTCGATAACGGATGATCTGCAATCACGATACGGCATCACCCATCGCCGCGCCGCCAATATCGCCAGGGACCAGTCGAACAAGCTGACCGCTACTGTCACGCAGGCTCGTCGTGTTGAGCTGGGGTTGTTCGAAGCCGAGTGGATCCATAGCGGTGGAGGTCGGGAGCCGCGTCAATCGCACGTCAAGGCTGGCAAGGACAAGAAAAAGTTTGATGTTCGCGTCGGGTGCTTGATCGATGGCGCCTACATCCTGCCAGGTCAGCTCATCAACTGCCGCTGCTCATCCCGAACAATCCTCCCATTTTAAGTTGACATACTGATTATCTTGGGCGATTATCTCTTGGCGCAATGGTGCGCATGACGGGAGATAATTAGCATGTCCGCACAATTTGCGACTCCAGGACCATGGGAAGTCAAAAAAGACGATGATCAATTCCGCATCAGGCAGAAAGGCACTGTTCGCCGAATAGCTGGGGGCACCATTGAGCGCCCTGTCGGCGAGGGTTTTAACTACAAGCTCGACGCGCAGTTGGCCGCGTGCGCACCCGATCTGCGCGATCTGTTGACGGAGGCTCGCGCCACGCTTGAAATGTGGAAGGATGTCGCCCCGGCAATCAGCCTCTGCGCTGACATCGACAAACTCCTGTCTCGCGCCAATGGTGAATCGAAATGAACAAGCATACGCCTGGGCCTTGGTATTTCGATGAAGATGACCGCGCTGTTGGTCCTGTAGCAAACAGGTCTATTGGTGTCTGCTCAATCATGCTGGCTGATGGTGATGCTGCGCGATACCACTTCGGCGAACAATCTATTGCCAACGCCAACCTAATCGCCGCCGCGCCTGATCTGCTTGAGGCTTTGGAAAAAATGGTCGAGTACGCCCACCAGTATTCATCCAGGGAGCGCACGCAAGCTGCGGCTATGGAGATCGATGAAACTCCAATCAGTAACGATGTGTCGGAGGCTCGCGCCGCCATCGCCCGAGCAAAAGGAGAATCGTCGTGAACTTCTGCCATAAATGCTCAGGCCAAGATCTGTACGTGCTGTTCGTTCCTCGCGGCCACTTGATTGACCACTCTGGTCGCCAGCAGATCGAAAACGAATTCGTCACATCTAACCAATACGACTTCTACTGGCAGCATGTGGCCGCGAAAGACCACTTGCGCAAACATTGCCGTACCTGCCAGTTTCAATGGCTCGAAAATACTGCTGATGCAAAAGGAGAATCCCAATGAAACTGGTTGATATTTTGGCGCATGAATTAAAATCATGGCCCGAGGACTGCGGCGCAATTGAACAGGATCGACGCGGTACATGCCTGTACAAGGTTAATGGGCCGGCCATCGCAACATATGTTGGCAGTTTTGCTGATGACGCTGACAGCGCAAAAGTAACAAGGGATCAATGGCAAGCCGCAGTCGATGCGCTGAAGGCTGAGAAGGTTGTCGAGTGGAATGGTGAGGGGTTGCCGCCTGTTGGGACGATTTGCGAGCACCTTCCTTACAATGGCGGGAGTGAGTGGCATAAAGTTGAAATCATTGCGCATAAAAATCATTTAATGCCAGTTGCTGTATTTTGGGATTTAAGAGAGCTGAAAGCTGGTTGTTCGTCTGCGCATGCATTCCGTCCCATCCGAACACCCGAGCAGATCGCGGCGGAAGAGCGCGCCAAGCAGATCAAGGAAATCATCCAGGATCTTGATGTGCCCTTAGCCGTCGCATCGCGTGCATTCGATAAAGGCTACCGCAAATTCGAAATAGTGGATAATTGATATGGAAGGTATCGTCAACGATCCGAATGCAACGCCGATGACCACTGAGGAGCAGGCCGAGAAGATCCAATATTATGCTAAAGCTCATGGCCTTGCAGTGATTATCACTGGCGAAGACTGCGATATGAATTCAGAGCTGATGCAAATGCTGAAGATGACTGGCACATTCACTATTGTTCAGGATGCTGCCAGAAAACCAAAACTCAAGCAGCGCCATCACAACATTGGCGATGGTCCACGCAACCGATGGGGGAAAATCAAATGACCCTCTACCTGCTATGGCTCTTGGTATTGTTCTTCAACCTGATGCTTACCCTGGCAGGCTTGTAACGCAGGGTATTGAAACCCAACAAAACGTCGCGCATACTGCACGGCATGAAGACACCTGGCCCTGTTCTTGCATTTGATCGCGCATCTGTCCGTCGATACGACGATGACGGACGATTGCACGTCGCGATAACTAATATCTCCAAGGCTAACGTCTGCCAGTATTACGGCGCCGAGATTCCTAAGTGGCAATCACTCGGCCTGGATGCGCAAAAGGTCTATCGACTGTTGCGCGATCCTGCTGCCCTTGAGACTGCCGCGCCAACGTTCAACAACGTCCCTCTCCAGCTCAAGCACGTTCACCAGAAAGCCAATGACCCACAAGCCGACCTAATCGTTGGATCTGTCAGTGGCGCGGTGTTCGTCTACCCCTACCTGTCCGCCTCCCTCTGTGTCTGGCATGAAGAAGGCATTGCCGCCATCGAAACCGAAACGATGGTTGAGCTGTCATCCTCCTACCATTACGATGCAGTCATGGAGCCTGGCGAGTTTGAGGGCGAACCATACGACGGCAAGATGACCAACATCAGGGGCAACCACGTCGCCCTGGTAGAGGAAGGTCGCGCAGGCCCTGACGTTATCGTTGCAGACTCAAACCCGTTCACCAACAAACAGGAAACCCCTGCTATGAAAACCAAACTGGGCCGAGCCCTGATTGCTGCGCTGTCTGCGGCATCCCCGAAAATCGCTCAGGACTCCAGTCTTGGCGCTCTTGTTGGGGAAGCCAAAAAGAAAACCTTCAAGAAGGCTGAAGTGGTAACCGCCCTGGTCGCCATGGATTCCGAGATCGACACCAGTACGCTGGACGAGATCATCGACGCCATTCTGGGCGTGCAGGAAACCCCTGAGCCTGAGAAGCTTACCGCTCTGGCTGGCGACGAAGACGACGATGGCGCCAAGTCCAAGCATGCCGAAATCATCGACTTCCTGAAATCCAAAGGCCTGGACGCATCCGATCTGGAGGCTGTCGGCAATATGCTGACCCGCATGGACGGCCCTGAAAAACCAGCTGCTACCGACGCCGATCCGTCGACCGAGGGCTACATGAAAGAAGACGACGTGACCGCAGCCATGGATTCCATGCGCAAGGATCTGACCAAGCAATTCCGCGATCTGGAGCAGGCCAAGGCAGATGTCCGCCCTACTGTCGGCGATGTCATCGGTATGGACTCGGCGCCAAGCGTGTATCGTTTTGCACTGGATCAGCTGAAGGTCGACCACAAGGACATGCCAGATGCCGCGCTGGGCAAGTTCTACGCCCTGGCTGCCGACCGTCGTGCCGTCAAGTCTCCACTTATTGCCAATGATGCCGCGACCGTCGCGACCATCAAAGGCCTCGACCGTTTCAGCTAAGGAGTCGACATCATGGCTACTGGTTTTCAACAAACTGTAAACCTGCAACAAGCTGCGGCTGTTGCCGGTGACTTTGCTTCGGCAAACCCACGCAGCTCGGTCGTGTCTCACGAAGGCACTCTGGTTGCTGGCGCTACCGGCGTTACCGTTGGCCGCTTCGCCTGGGCTACCGGCGCCGGTCTGGTCTCTAACGCAGGTTCTGGCGCGCCTACCGGCTTCGTTCATCGCCGCCAAGGTTCTGCGCTGATCACCACCTACCTGGGCGAAACATCGAACCTGATCCCTCAAGGCTTCGAAGTCACCCTGATGGTTACCGGCGACTACTGGGTTGCTCCAATCACCAACGCCGTAACCGTGGGCCAGAAGGTGTTCGCATCGCTGACTACCGGCGAGATCCAAGGCGCTGCCGCTGGTGCGACCGTCGCGGGCTACATCGAAACCCAATTCACGATTTCCGGCTTCCCGGTTGGCGGCACTGGTGCCGTTGGCGAGCTGGTCGTTATGTCCCGTCCCGTTTAAGGAGCCTGAAAATGGACCCACGTATGCAAGCACTCCTTGAGCGAGCCGGTATCGCGTTCGACTCAAGCTTTGGCAACCCTCGCCTGATCGGCGATGTTGGTGGTAATCGCACCTACCGAGACATCATCGGCCTGGACCGCGATGGCGCCCTGGTAGCAATGGACGCCGCGTTTCCCCTGGTAACCCAGTCGAACAGCGGTATCCCTGCGATGCTGTCTACCTACCTCGATCCTAAGCTGATCGAAGTCCTGATTGCCCCAATGAAGGCTGCTGAGGCTGCTGGTGGCGAGAAGAAGACCGGCGACTGGACCACTCGCACCGCGATGTTCCCTGTGATCGAATCCACTGGTGAGGCTACCAGCTACGGCGATTACAACAACAGCGGGTCGAGCGGTGCCAACTTCCAGTTCCCGCAACGCCAGTCGTACCACTACCAGACCGTGACCCAGTGGGGTGAGCGCGAGCTTGCTGATGCTGGCCTGGCGAAGATCGACTACGCGGCGCGCCTGAACAT